TTACAGTTTTCGAATGCGTTCGAGCGCAAGGTGAAGCGCATGCGCTGCGCGCTTGCCTTGCGGGTTTTCGAGATTGATTCCTTCGATAGCGGCTTCGATCGCGGCTTCTGCCGGGTCTTCTTCAACCGCTACTGCTAGTGCCGCTCTATCTGGTGCGGTGCAGGGTCGGTTCCCCTTCTTCCACATTGCTACGTGCTGCTCTGGCACGCCAATTCGTTCAGCCAGCGCGCGTTGGCTTCCATAAATCGACTTACCTTTTTCGATTAGGAAATTCAATTGGCTCATGCTAACCTCTTTTGATAAACTTACTTATCGAAATTGATTAGTTTTATCTCTTTCGATAACGAACTTTATCACCATGGAGCTACCCATGCCGGCCCTTCAACTCCTTCTCCCCGAAATCGCCGCCCCCGAAGCGGCCAATGATTGCCACCCTCCCGTCTGTGCAGGTGCATCTGCAACCCTGGTAGCTCAGGTCGGCGGCGAGGGTGGCAACCAATCCGCCACCGGGAACGAAAAGCGCAAAGGCCGCCGCGCAGTCCACGCCAGCCCTGCTGCCCGCAAGGCTGCCTATCGCGCTGAAAAGGCTCGAGTCGATTTCACCGACAAGCCCGAAATCATTGCGACCTTGAACGAGATCGCTGCCGACCTTGATTGCAGCAAAAACGAATTGCTGCAGTCCCTGGTGCGCTTTGCCCTGACCAATCGCAACTGGAAGCAGGTCGGCCTCTACGGCGCTCGCGTCAATGGGGTGCTGCAATGAGTGCGCGCTACGTCTGTGCTCGTTGTGGCCTGCGGTGTGGTTATTGGTTTTTCGGGTGGAAGCACCACTCTGGTGGTGGCTCTCGCCCTTCGTGTGGGTTGAGGCCTGTGCCTGTGCCTGTTGAGGTGCGCTGATGAGCCCCGAAGCCAAACGCGACCTCCAATACCGCTGCCGCCGCGCCCTCGCGGCCCCGGTGCCTGCCTCCATCCGCGACGGCAATGCCCGCATCGCCGCCGACTACAAAGCCGCCGCGCAAGCCTGCGCTGCCTACCTACGCGACGGCAAGACGCCCGACCGCGCCCGCCTGCACGTCCTGCGCCTTGAGGGCGCGCAGGGGCTGCTGCCATGAGACGCGTCCTCGCCTGCTTGCCCTTGTGCGCCGCGCCAGCGCCCCTGCGGGGTATGGGGTGCAACCCCATGTCCCCGGCCAGTTGCGCCCTGTGCCCCCCGCTGCCGGGCGCAACGCATGCCGAAGCCCTCGCAGTCCCCGCCGCTGGCCGCGTAGCGCTCGCCACGCGCACAGCAGAGGTCCCGCTGCGCGCCCTGGAAGACAAGCCCGCCGCAGGCGCTGAGTCTGGTCCTCCCTGCGCCGATTGCGCTGTCTGCGGGCCTGTGTGCCCCCCCGCGCAAGGGATCGTTACCCGAATGGGCCAAGACCCGCATGCGGGGCTTGGTGGCGAAGCCATAGAGCCCGGTCCCGAAGGGATGCGCCCTGCATCTTGTGCCCCTTGCTGGGGTGCCTGCGGCGTGTGTGACTGCGGCGCCGATACCGGCGCGGCGCGCGCGCACGGAAAGCGGAGCGCGGGCGCGCGCGCCGGGGCGGGGCAGGCGCAAGCCCTCCCCGCTGGTAATCACGGGGAGAACCTTCAATGACCCGCCCGACACGTTCAGTCCTGAACAAGCATTCCAAAACTTGTTCCCTCGTCCTCGAAGGCAACGAAATCAAATTCCGCCTTTTGGCCGAGCGCACCGAAACCGGCAACATCGTGCATGTGGACTGGGTGCGCTTCACCTGCCTGCTGCGCAACGCCCCCATGCCCGGCGTTGAAACCCTGTTCCCCACGCCCACGCCCGACGTGGACATGGAACCCGTCAGCGAACAGGAACGCAGCGAACGCGGCCAGCGCTTGATGCGCCTGCGCAAGCTCCTGGCCAAGCTCCCGAACGCCGAATTCGCACCCAGCGCGCAGGCTATGGAACTGGCTGAACGCGTAGCGGAAACCTTGGGCGAAGACTTCACCGTCGCACCCGAGCTGCGCAAGGGCCACGACTTCTATCGCCATCGCTGGAGCATTGAGCGCAATGGAAGCGAAGTCGGCTGGGTCGGCTTCCTCGCCAGCGGCGACAGCCCGCGCCAGCAAGCCCAGGCCAAAACCATGCACGTCAACCTCTACGGCACGGCCTGCACCTTCGCCCAAAACGGCTGGCGCGATCACCTCGCAAACCTCATCGATGACGTGGGCGGCACCCTGACCCGCATCGATCTCGCCCTGGACTTCTTCGAAGGCATCACAGGCGGCATGGAGCGCATCAAGCGGGACTACGAAAACGGCCTGTGCGACGTGGCAGGCAAGCGCCCGAAATGCAACATGGTCGGAGACTGGTGCAACGGCAAGGCGCGCAGCTTCTACATGGGCAGCAAGGAAGCGGGCAAGCAAACCAACTTCTACGAAAAGGGCCACCAGCTCTTCGGAGAAAAAGACGCCACCAACTGGCTGCGCGCGGAACTGCGCTACGGCAACAAACTGCGCGTACTGAACACCGACATGCTGCGCCGCCCGCAAGACTATTTCGCAGGCGCCAGCGACTACCACGCGGCCATCCTGCGCGAAGCCAAACCCGCCACGCAGGCCCTGCCCGAGTCTGTTCCGTGCGAAGCAAAGCTGGCAGCGCAAACCATCGAAGCTGAAGTCACGCGCAACGTGCGCTGGCTGCGCGACGTGGCAGCTCCCAGCATGGCCCTGGCCTTCGAACACCTCGGCGCTGATGCCTTCCTCGACATGGTCACGAACCAAAACGTTCCCGGTCGTCTGCGCCGATTCAAGCAAACCGAAATCCGCCGCGCCTACAGCAGCGCGCACCAGAGAACCCGCAAGGCCGCAAGCGCTGGTCACGCATTCGCACAAGCCTAAACCCCGACCACAAAGGAAGCGTCATGCAATTCAAATCCGAAGTCATCGTCCACGGCGTCAAGGAAAGCCAGGGCAGCATCGATGGCCGCGCATTCAGCAGCACCACATTCCACTGCGAGGTGGACCTTGCGGAAAACTCCGCAGGCCGCTCCATCGGCCGCGCCACGCGCCCCTTCAAGCTGGGCGATGCGAAGGAATTCGACAAGTGGGCGCACCTCGGCCAGTCCCTGCCCCTCAAGGCCATCGCCACCTTCGAGATGGCAGCAGCAGCGCAGGACGGCACGAAGATGGTCCTGGTCGACATCCGCCCCCTGGAACAGGCCAAACCCATTGCCTCGAAGGCATCGTAAGAGGCTGGCATGTACGTCATCCAATCGGCGTTCACGGGCTGCTTCCTGGCCCCCTCGTATGAGGACGGACAGCCCGAATGGGTGCTACTGCTGCGCGAGGCTGTAGCGGTCGAAGACCTCGAAACCTGCGCGCAGTTGATCGAAGACCACGTGGACGCGTGCCATCAGGTGCAAGTCGTGGACCTGTCCAAGCTGCATCGTCCTGTGGAGCTTTAACCCGATGTATGGCGCCTCACCATCAGGCGCCAAACATCGCAATTCGTTCCCGGAGTCGTAAATGTCATTCAAGTCTGATGCACATCGCCGGTGGTGGTTCGCCAATCGCGGTGGCGGTGGCGGTGGTTCGGTTGGCGGTGGGTCTGCCCCGTCGTTTTCTAGTCGTGATCTGGATGGTGAACGTCAGGCCATCTCGCGACAAGTTGAGGAAATGGACGAATGGGAGCGCCAACGGGAGCGCGAGGCTATCTCGCGCCAAGTTGCGGAAATGGACGAATGGGAGCGCTTGCGCAAGTGATGCGCGATGAGGGGTTGTGAGCTATGCCAAACGTAATGACTGAAACCGAACTGCAGCACTTCGCGCTGTCCATCTTGAAGCTCGCATTCGCTGGCGGCGTCCTCGGTGCCATCTGCTGGTCCCTGGTCATGCGCATCGTCGCGGACGTTGCGGACGCCATCCAGGACTGGGAAGACAAGCGCACTCGCATCGGTGCAGCCCGCGCCCGTGCCCGCGTGCGCCACATCAACGGGGCCGGCCTTGGCTGATCCCCAAACCATCGAATGCACCGCGGCCTGCACGGTCACCGTGGTGCATGAAATCAGCCTTCCCGTGCTCGATCTGAGCCCGGCTGAAGGCGCAGCAATCAGCAGCGCCGTCCTGCTGGTGTGGGCGGTTGGCTGGGCATTCCGCGCAGCTATCCAGGCCCTGAGAACCGACGGCAATTCATCAACCACAGAGGAGTAAATCCATGAACCGCAACAACACCCAATCCCGCCGCCTCGCAGCAGCCGCAGCAGCCGGTGCCCTGGCACTGGCAACCAGCGCCGCTCACGCGGCCATCGACGTCACCGGCGTCGTGTCGGAGATCGGTGACACCGTGGCCCCTATCGGCCTGATCGGCGCTGCCGTGCTGCTCGTCGTCGTGGCCATCGCCGCCTTCAAGTGGGTGCGCCGCGCCATCAGCTAAGCGGCTGACAAAGCGTCCCCTGGCCGGCCGGCAGGGGCCTTTGCCAGAGCGTCCATGGTGGGCGCTCCGTCAAGGGAGGGGCACATGGGCCTGTTCGTCATCATTGCAGTGCTGGGGGCGGCATGGCTCATCTTCACCGCGTAG